CGGGACGAAGGCTCCTAGGGGGGTCGCCCCGAGAAACGCGTTTGGTCAGTCCTCGCTGACTTCCGAGTGGTGATCGGTTGGCTTGCTCGCGTCGCGCCTCGATGCTGGCCCGTTGTTCGCGTCTGGCTGACTTGTCGCTGCATCGTCGATGTTCGACGGTCCAGTTGTCTGGGTCGTGGGCGAGGTCGGGGCGTCGCCATCTGCTGACGATGTGGCCGACCACCCAGGTGTCGGTTTCGGTGACTGGTTGCCCGCATTGGTGGCAGGGTCCGGGGAGCAGGTTGGTGGTGGCGTAGGCGCGGGCTCGGTCGACTGCTCGGCCGCTCCACCCGTCGGCGTTGCCGTTGCCCATCACCTCATGGTCACGTCATCCTCTGCTTTGTCCACCGTTGGTCATCCACACGGTGACTAAGGCAGGGCGGTGACCACGTGGTTGTTCCTTGGTAGTTCTCTGGTTGTTCTATTACTGGGTGTCTGAGCAGATACCTCGAGGGTGTCTGAGCAGATACCTCGAGGGTGTCTGAGGTGATACCTCGGCGCGGTGGTGGTGGCCGGTTATCCCCAGGCTGTGGATGGTTTATCCGAGTCCATCTGTGGATAAGGCTGCGATGCCAACGAGGGTGATGGCGCGGGCCATCTGCTGGCGGCCTGAGCGGGCCCGTCGACGTTGGCCCGTGTCCTCGACCAGGCCAGCGTTGGCCAGGTCGCTGCACCTCTTCCATGCCCCTTGGTCGGCGACGTAGCCGCATGCGTCTGCTGCCTCTTCGGCGGTGAGGTCGGCGTGGTCGGCGTAGGCCTTGAGTAGCGCCCGGCGCATCGGGTCGGTGTGCTCGAGCTGGTGAGCAGCGGCGTGGCTGGTGTCGGGGTCACCACGGCGGGCATGCGTCCGCGGGTCGAGGTCATCCATGGTTGACCAGCCAGACATTGAGCCGATACATGCGCGGGCCTCGGCTGCCGCCCCATCGACCCATCGGCGCGACCAGGCCAGCATCGACCAGCTCGGCGACAGCTCGAGCGGTGCGCAGCTTGGCGGCGTTGGTGTACTTGGGATAGCCGAGCCAGAACGTGGCGAGGTATTCCCAGCCGCCCCAGTAGCAGGCGGCTGGGGTGTCGGGCGGTTGGCCCTTGTCGTGCGCCACTGTCGCCATGCCTTGCAGACACAACCGTGCCGAGTCGCTCAGTCCTGGCAGCGAGCCCGCCCCTGTCAGGGCGGTGGTCTGCTGCACCAGTTGCCAGCCCACCGCCTGCTCATGTCTGGCGTCGGTAGATGGTGGCCCGTTCAACCTCGAGGGCACGCACCAGGGCGCACCGTGCGCATAGCTCGTCGGTGTCGTCCTGGTCGTGGGGTAGCACCACCTGGCAATGCCTGCACCGTCGGCGCTGTTGGCCGCGCACGGCGTGCGGTGTGGCGGTGGTGCCGCCGCGGCGGGTGGTGCACCGCTGGCCTGGCTTGGCGTTACACCTGGGGCACGGATAGCTGAGGATGGACGCGAGCCACCAGGGCGGCGGCGGCTCGGGCTTGGGTGTCATCTGCTCACCTCTGCTCAGAACTCGGCGAGCCGCCGTACGTCGGCGATGGTGCGGGCGTGCATGCCCATCAGCTTGCGTGGGTGGGTGCGCCAGTCGCGGTCACGTAGCTGTTGGGCGTGGTGCCAGAGCACCAGCCTGAGGTTGTCGCGCAGCTCATCAAGCTGCTGCTGGACATCGGCGCACCCGTCGGCGTAGCCGTCGTCGTAGCCGTGTTGGTAGCCGTCGAGGTTGGCCTGGTCGGCGGTGCTCATGGCTCGGGCAGGTCGTCGTCATCGAACAGGGCCAGCTCAAGCAGGTGACGGCCCCAATGCGTCGGCAAGTCCACTGGCTCACCGCATCGGCAGTAGTAGCCGCCGTCCCAGTGGTGGGCCGACAGCAGCGACTCGACGCGGGTGGCGATGGCTTGGCGCAGCCTGGCTGCATATTCGGCGTCGAGCTTGGCCCAGGCTTGGGCGTAGTTGTCAGGCATCGGGCACCTGGCCTGTCTCGCACCACTGGGCGAGCAGCAGCGCGGTGAGCGGGTCGGTCACGGGGAACAGATGAACGGCCAGCGTCAGCAGCTCGGCCCGCTGGCGGGCGTCGGCCCCGTAGACAGAGCCCATGTTGGGCAGGCGCTTGTCAGGCATGTCAGGCATCGGGCCCACCGTCCTCGAGGTTGTCGAGGGCGGCCAGCTCGGCGGCGTCCCAGAGCCACTGGGCGACGCGTTCGGCCTCACCCCTGGTCATCAGCACGGGTGTGCCCTCGATGGTGATGCGGACACGTGGCCCGAGCGGCGTGCCGATGGCGTCGACACTGAGCACGGCCATGGGACGCGGGCGGCGTCTACTCATCGTCGGCCACCGCCTCGGCCTTGCGGTTGCGTTGCCTGGTGGGCGGTTTCAAGGTGGCGCGGACACGTGGCCCGTCGAGCAGCGTCACCAGCTCGATGGTGCCGCGGCTGGGCCTCGAGGCCACCAGCGGTTCGGCGGCGGCCCGTTCGGCGGTGTCGAGCAGCGTGGCCCGCTCGGCGGGCGTGGCCTTGCCGTTGACCTTGCAGGACACCAGCAGCACGTGCGGCCCGCCCATCGAGTTGCGGCGTACGGCCACCAGGTCGGCGGGCCCGAGCGAGCCAGCGGAACGCACCACCACCCAGCCCGCCCGCTCGAGGGCGCTCCTGCACTGACGTTCGAAGTAGTCGCCGCGCTGGCGGTTGGCGTTAGCCATCGTCGCCCCAGGGCAGCTCGGTTTGACTACGGCCCCACACGTCGGGGCCCCCATCGTCGGGTTGTCTGCTCGGCTGAATCTCGGGCCACTCGACCACCCGTAGCCAGCCCTCGGCGTTCTCACGCATCACGGCGTCGCCGTTCTCGACACGGCCCAGCTCGGCGGCCAGCTTGATGCCCTCATGCCTGAGCAGCTCGGTGCTGGATTCGACTTGACGGCCCAGCGTGTGGCTGAACCACTCGAGCCGCCTCATCCGGTTCAGCTCGGCGTTGGGCTCTTCGGGCGCGACCCGACGCCAGGCGGCGAGCAGCCCTCGGCGGACGCCGTCGCCGATGCGCACGGGCCCCACACCACTGGCTGGCGGTTCGGGCGGCGGCTGCTCTGGGGTGAGGTCGGGCAGGGCGGGCCCGCCGTCCTCATGGGGCGGCGGCGGGCCCTCAGCCAGTGCGATGGGCGGCTCATCGGTACCCGTCGGGTCGGGTGCCTGGTGTCGCCGTGGGGGGAGGTGCACTGGCTGGTCGATGGGGTCGGCATGGTCCTGCCTCGAGTGTCCTCCTGGTGGGCTTGCCTGCTCGGGTGCCTGGTCGCCGCCGTTTTGGGGTACGTCAGGGCTGCCAGGCTCAGGTGCGAGCCGCACGGGCTCGCCCTGGGCTTGGACCACCGCGCCCGCACCGAGCGGCTGGCTCTGGGCCACTGAGGCGTCAAGTGCGAGCTGCCGCGGTGTCGTGCGGCGTTGCACAGGCTGCCTGGTCGGTGGCTCGGCGGGCGCTGGGTCGCTGCTGGTGAACGGTGCCCAGGCCTCGAGGCTTTGGGCGTCGGCGACATCCTCGGCGATGTAGCCCAGGCCCTTGACCACGTCGGGGAACAGGATGCGGGCCAGGTCGCTGGTGGCGCGGGCAAGCAGCATGGCGCGGGGGTAGCGCTGCCACACCTGTCGGCCCAGCAGCCCCGCCGCCCGCGCCATGTCTAGCGTCCACTCGACCACCAGCCGCTCACCCTCTGGGCGGTCGTGCCTCAGGCCTGACACGCGACAGCGTGTGCCGCTCATGTCGTGGATGGTCAGGCTATGCCCTGCCCTGAGGATCAGCGCCCGCATCAGCTCGGCGCTGGGCGCTGGGCGGCCCTCGACCACGTGGATACCGACCAGGGCCTGCATCGGGCCCACACCTATCTCGTCGCCGTACATGATGGCGGCGGTGACCACGTCGGGCTGGTCGCGCATGGCCTTGGGCACAAACTCGGTGTGGGCGATGACCTCGGCGAGCTGACGGGCTGGTGCCAGCACCTGGGCCCACTTGGTCACGCTCGAGGCCTCGAGCGGTTGCAGGCTCATGGCGTCACGCCCTCGAGGGCGGCCACCAGGGCATCGTGCGCGCCCACCAGTGTCTGGTGGTCCCAGCCGTCAGCCTCGCGCCAGACGTGCGGCATGACCAGCACCGCGCCCACCAGGGCGTGCAACAGGTCGGCCTCTGTCTCGGTCAGCGCCACCGTGACATCGCGGCGGCTCATGACGGGCCCGCCTGGTTGGCTTGGAAACTGGCGGCCAACATCTGGCCAAGGATGACCAGGGCCTGCTGTTCGGTGAACTCTTCCTGGGTCAGCGCCACGAACATCTGTCGCAGAGTGTTGGCTGCCTCGCGGTGGTCGGCACTCGGTTCCATGGGCCCGTTCGCGGTCATCACGCCACCTCGGGCGCGGTCAGCGGTGCGCCCACGCTCTGGTCGTGGTCGAGCTTGCACCAGGCCGCCACGTGCATGGCGTGCCGGAACACGTCATAGACGCTGTCACCGACGGCCAGCGGCACCACCTGCCACTGGTCGGGCCTGACCCAGACGGCGGCGGCCCGCTCGATGGCAGGCATGGGCCTGTCGACGCCCTCATGCACGATGTGCGTGGCATGGGCGTAGGCGGCGAGCTGTAGAGACTTCTCAGGCCAGACGCCGCTCTGGCTGGTGGTGTAGTCCAGCAGCCACAGGGCCCCGTCCATGCGGGCCAACAGGTCGAGCCGACCAGCCCAGCGGTCGACCTCATGGAACACGATGGCCTCATGGGCGATGGGGTCGACGTGCCACGCGTCCATGAACCTGGCGAGCTGCTGGGCGCTCTGATAGGCGGCCTCGGGGTACGGCAGACCCTGGTCATCCTCGGCGGGCAGCGGCTGCCCGTACACCAGCGGCTCGGCCAGCTTGTGCACCAGGGTGCCGTGGTCGGCGGCCTGCCGCCAGGCTCGAGGGCCAGCGCCCTGGGCCAGGCCTCTCCACTCGGCCTCGCCGATCATGGGCAGCTCATCGACGTGGATGGCGGCCCAGGCGGCGGCCTCTTTGCCCGCCGCGCCGATCAGGCCGCGGTGGTCGCCGACATAGCGGGCGACCGTGGTCGGGTTGGGCACGTAGCTGCCGTCGAGGCTGTACCGATGGAAGCGCCCGCCCTGAAAGGTGACGCGGCTGGTCATCGGTCGGCCCGCCGCTCGGCGATGTCCTCGAGCTGGTTGGTGGTCAGCGCGATGCCGAGCCGTGCGGGCCTGTCGCCCTCGGGGATGGCGTCGGGGTTGTGCGTCAGCAGCTCAACCACGCGGGCAATGTGCTCATCGCTCAGGTACGGCGACCGCCACACCTTGATGTGCGGCCAATCGCCGAACTTGCCCGTGGTGTGCCGCTGCACCGTCCTCGGCGTCAGGCCTCCGAGCTTGCGGCCCACTTCCTCGGCGTCGTAGTAGGTCACCTCCGCCAGCTCGCCGTCGGCGGTCATGGTCGGAATCCGAATAGACAACGCTGGGCCTCCCGTCCCCGAGTCTGATATCCGTTCACACTCGCACCGACACGCCCGACACGCTAGAACCTTGACCGCGACTTCTCAGCATGTTATCGGCGTTTACCGGCGTCGCATTCATATCGGGTGTTACAAACGGAATATCAGAGGTCACAAACACGCCCAGCGTCCGCTCCTCCTTCCCCAGGTTGTCCCGCGCTGGGTACTGTGCCCCTGCAACTCGGTGCCCCAACTCGGAAGGATGAACCGATGACAGATGAGCTGGTGAGCCCCCAGCGGTTCGCAGAGGGCCTCAGCGACAAACAACTGCACTGTCGGGAACTCGGCCACAACTGGCGGCCTCTGGCAGCCTCTTGGGACCGTAAGGCTGGTGTGTTCGACAGGCGGCTGCGGTGCCCGACCTGCCGTACCGAGCGCGTCCAGGTGCTCAGCAAACGCGGCGAGGTGGTCAGCAACCGCTACGTCTACGCCAAGGGCTACTTGGCCTCGAGCATCGATGAGCACCCCGGCATCAGCGCGATGCGCGCCACGTTCAGACTTGAGGCGGTGCACCGTTTCCTCGACAACGTGACGCAACTACCCATTGAGAACGGAGCAGCTTGACGATGGCGCAACGAATCCAAACGGTGTGTGACGTGCACTTGGCCCAGGGCCTAGACACAGAGGGTGAAACCTGGGAGGTGCTGGTGCGTAAGGCTGGCAGCCGCGCCCAGATGCGTGAGGTCGACCTCTGCGGCGAGTGCTCAGCCTCGCTCGAGGCGGTGGCGGCCTTTGCCGCCGAGCATGGTCGCACCCAGGCGGGTCCTCGGGCGCGCACGGCGGCGGCTGCCTTGACGGTGACGCCCACTGGCAAGGTGGCCTGCACTGTCGAGGGCTGCACCAGCATGGTCTCGGCTGGGAATCTGCCCAGGCACTTGCGCGATGTTCACGGCCAGCGGCAGGCCGCGCCCGATGTCTACCCGTGCCCAGATTGCGCCCAGATGTTTGCGCGTCCCCAGGGCCTGGGCGCTCACCGTTACCGAGCCCATGGCTACGAATCGCCCACGCGGGCAGAGCGCGCCGAGCGCGCCGAGCGTAAGGCCTCCTGAGGCACGGCCTCGACCACTCGAGGCTTGAGCAGAGCGCGCAGCCGCATCACGGCATCCTCATCGAGCCGTGGTGCGGCTGCGGCGTCTCTGGCGGCTATCTCTTGATTGGCTCGCCGCACGTCCTCGGTTAGCGCCATGCAGGCGACATTGCCCGAGGTTGTTTAGGCGCGCCAACCGAAGTCAGCCAATTGATGATTAGCGGCGGCGTGTCGCGTCATTCAATGCGCGTTTAGCGGCTGGCAAGTGCTCTCAAGAGCTGACCAGTGCTGGCATGTCGCGGGCCTCAATAGGACGTGGGCCCCAGCTCTTCGCAGAGCTGAGGCCCACAAGGGCCATGCCGTGACCCCACGCCAACTGTAACTGTCTAGACGGCCAATCTCCTGAACTCGAGCTGAACGTCAGAGGCTTGGATGAGGCGGCGTCTGCCGTGGTCGGCACCGCGCAGAGTGATGCTGCTAGCCAGAAAGGCCAGTACGGCCCTCTTGCGGCCCAGCGAGGCCTCGGCCCAGGCCTGAGCCGCCGAGCTGCCCGTCATGCCGTCCAGGGCAATCTCAGGGCGTCTAGCGCCCTCCCTGGCAGCCTCGAGGTCATCTGCAATGGCTTGGATGCGCGTGGCGTATCCGTTCATCACCTCGGCGATGCTGTCGGCGTCGAGGCCAGTGCCTGGCAGGGCGAGGGCCTGGGCGGTGCGTTCGGCCTTGAGCACCTCGAGCCGCTCTGTTAGCGCGGTCACCAGGTCGGCGGCGGTGTTGTCGACCAGGACGCCGCTGGCGTCGGTCTGCTCGAGCCTGGCAATGATGCGTTGCTCAACCAGGGCGTCGACATCGTCAGCAGCTCGGTGCACGTGGCGGTTGGTTGCGCACGTGTAAACGCGGCGCTGGTCGCCCTTGCCTCGAGGCTTGCCCCTGAGCACCTCACCGCAATGTGCGCATCTGGCGAGGCCCGCCAGCAGGTAGACGCGGGCGTTGCTGGTCGAGGTGCGGCGCTTGGGGTCGGCCAGCAGGTGCTTGAGGCTGTCGTGGTCGGCGCGGTCGAGGATCGGCGGCCAGGCCGCGGCCCCGATGACCTTGGGTGAACCGTCGGCCTCTTTGCCGTGCACGCGCAGAGCTGCCAGGTGCGGCCTCAGGATCATGGTGCGGAGGTTCGGGCCTTTCCACTCGGTGACCAGGGCGGCGTGGTCGAGGTCGCGGGCAGGGTCGGCGTGCACGTAGACGGGGCCCGCGCCCTTGCGTTGCGGGCCCAGGGCGCGCACCACTTGGTCGCGGCAGGCCTTGACGTTGCAGGTGCCGTCAAAGCTCGGCGTGGGCACGCCCTCGGTGTTCAGCCACTTGGCGGCACTGTGCAGGGTTTCGCCAGCCAGCAGCCTGGTGGCCAGGGCCCTAATCAGCTCGGCCTCTGACTCGCGCACTCGGGTCATGCCTGGCTCATATCCAAAGCGGCGGCGACCGCCGTGTGACACACCCATGTTTGCGGCCTCTTCCTTGGCTCGGCGCTGACGCTGGCTGGCGCGGGCCACTTCATACTCGGCGAGCAGCGCGTCTAGCTTGATGGTGAACACGTCGGTGGGGTTGCGCGGGTCGTAGGTGCGGCGGGTGGCTGTCTGAACGATGACGGCCCCGCCCTGGCGGCAGGCGGCCAGCATGGCGTCGCTGGCCTCGGTGGTGCGGGCGGCTCGGTCGAGCAGCCAGAACAGGACGTGAGACACGCGTCCGCTGGCGACCAGCTCGAGCATGGCCAGCCACCGCTCGCGCTCTTTGGTGGCGTACTGGCTGGCGCTCCTGTCGTTGTCGGTGAAGTGCTCTGCAATCTCGCCGAGCCCCATGGCGTCGGCGGCCTTGATGGCGTCGGCGGCCTGGCGGTCGACGCCGCGACTCACTGGTGCGTCGACCAGCTCGTGGCGGGTGACCCTAAAGCGGCTGATGCGTTCATACGACACCACCAGCCGCTGGTCGGCCTCGGCCTTGCGGCGGGTGGTGGTGGGGGTTGCGGTGGCGGTGCTCATCGGTCTGCATTCCTCTGCATGTTGCGGGCGAACACGGCGGCGTAGTGGTCGACGCAGTCCAGGTAGGCCTTGGCGTCGAGGGCCTCGCCGACCAGCTCGGGGTCGGCACAGAATCGTTCGGCGCGGTGCTGGGCCTTGGCTTGGATGGCTGGGCTGATGCTCGAGCCCTGATGCCCGCACGCGGCGAGCACCAGGGCCAGGGCGGCCAGGACGGCGGCCCTCATCGGTCGAGCCAAGCGGTGGTCTCGGCCAGCGCCCAGACGGTCGGGCGGTGGTCGAGCCAGGTGGCCAGGTCGCGGGCCTTGGCCGCGGCTGGCTTGGTCGCGTAGGTCCTGGCCTCGGCCTTGTCGTCGGTCCAGGTGGTCCCGCTGACGCTGGCGTGCACCAGGTAGTGACGGTGTGTCGGGCAGTAGACCACCCACTGGGTCGCGCTCATCGGTTTGCCGTCGCAAACGCGTGGTGGCGGTCGCACGTCGGCACCTCGCCCAGGGTCGGGTGCGGCGTGGTGCCAGTCGCGTATCGGTCGCAGAGGGCGAACCACTGGCAGGTGCCGAACAGGTCGGCGAGCTGGGCATTGATCCTGTCCGCCACCACCAGCAGCGCCCTGCCGTCGGCGCGGGTCTCGGCCTCGGTCTCGTCGGCGAACGTGACGCCGACGGTGCGGCAGTAGTCCTCGAGGATGTCGGCACCAGCGGGCGTCACGTCCAGTTCATAGGTCCAGCCCTTGCCCTGGCGGCGGCCACGGGCGGCGGCGAGGGCGGCGTGGGCGTCGCGTGCGCCCTGGCTGCCGCCGTCGTACTTCACAGGGTCGTAGTTCAGCTCCGAGCCCTCGATGGTGCTCATGGCCTTGCCGCTGATGCGGATGGTCAGGACGTTGGGCAGGTTGTGCGGGTTGCTGGTTGGGGTGTTCGGCATGGCGGTGTTTCCTTCCTGGTGGGCGGGCCCTGGTTGGGCCCGCCCTGGTGGGTGTGGGGTCAGCGGCGGGCGTAGTAGCGGCCCACCACGTCGGCGGCCTCGGCCTCGTGCTCGGCGCGGGCGGCGGTGCTGTCGGCCTGGCTGCCGACGAAACGCCACGTGCACTGGTGGCACTCGGCGATGAACGTGGCCATCGTGGTCACGTCGTGCGGCTGGTGGTAGGTGGCGTGGTGCTCGGCCACCTCGGGCTTGGGCAGCTCGGCCAGGGCCTCGGCCAGCTTGGCCTGAGTCTCGGCCACCACCTGGTTGGCGCGGGCCAGCTCGGCCTCGAGCGCGGCCACCTTGACCTCAGGGCGGCGGGTGGCGGTGGCCACCGCGGTGGCCCAGCCCGTGCCGTGCTCGCCCGTGCACAACTCGAGGTCGCATACCCCAGTCACGTGGTTGATGGCGCTGTCAACGGTCCAGCCGTTGGCGAGCAGCTCGGCGGCGTACGGGCCATAGGTGGCCCGCACGTAGTCGCGCTCGGCCTGGCGCTCGGCGGCCTCGCGCTCGATGTCGGCGGCCTCCTGGGCCTCGATGGCGGCCACCTCGGCCTCAGCCTTGGCGGCGGCCTTGGCGTCGAGTTTGGCCTGCACCTTGGCCAGCGTCTCGGGCGAGTGCAGGGCCTTGGTGACCGCCGCGCCAATCTCGGCCACGGCTAGCTCGGCGTCGAACACGTGGCCAGCGCGGTGGCCCGCCAGCTTGGTGCAGCGCTGGCCCTGGTTGCTCTTGCCCTTGCCGACGTAGGTGCAGCGCTCGGGCTGGGTGGTGGTGGTGGTGGTGTTCATGGCATGGCCTCTCAGGTTGGTGGTGGTGGTGGTGGTGCGGGCCCTCAGGCCCCGCACCGCTTGCAGGTGATCGGCGTGCCAGGCACGACGGTGAACAGGTAGGCGTGCTGGTTGCGGTTCATGCCGCACACCTGCTTGAGCGTGATGTGGTTCAGCGACTTGCGCAGCACGGGCTTGGCGGCGTGCACGGTGCCCGTGGTGGACATCCCCACCAGGGTGCCGTTGGCGTCGCGGCTGGCTTGCAGGGCGGTGATGTCGATGCCGCGCTCGGCGGCAATCTCGGCGAGCTTGGGGCGGCGGGTGGTGTTCGGCATGGCCTTGACTTTCTGTTTCCCAGCTCGCCCTGGTGGCTTGCTGCGTAGCAGCAGCGTAGCACACTCTCGGACATTCGCACTACATGGCGTCATCCACGTAGGGCGAATGTCCGAGTGATCTGCACCTCATCACGCGTCACTCATCGGGCGGATTGACGCGGATCAGGTCCAGCAGGAACGTCACCGGCACGGCGTCTCCGTTGCGGTAGCCGTTCGCGTCATAGTGCGGCTCCGCGCACTCTCGGACGATGTGTTCCAGGCGCTCGACCAGTGCGTCATAGTCGGCGGTTGGTCGCTCGCTCATGGCACCACCCTCACACCACGTCATGGGCGGCGGCGACGCCAGAACGCCCAGCGCGGCGGCTCAATCCAGGTCGACGGTACGGCCCGCGCCAGCTCTTTGCTGGCCCGCCGAACCTTGCGCGGCGACCAGCCCAAGTGTGCGGCGACCTCTTTCACGGTGGTCTCATGCAGCCCCGTGGCGGCGTTGGGGCGGCCCCGCTCGAGCAGGGCTGACGCCAGCGCGCGCAGCTCGTCGTCGCTCAGCCTCACTTGCCACCGCCCTCGGCTGCCCGTTGGGCGAACTGGTAGGCGGTCACCTCGGCCCAGAGCCTCTGGGCGTCCTGCTCGACCACCTGGGCGAACCTGGCTGTCGTGTCGGCACCCGGCAGGCTCTTGCCGTTCAGGATGCGTGAGAGCTGCTGGCGGCTGATGCCGATGCTGGCGGCGACCTGGTACTGGCGTAGGTGGCGGGCGAAGATGAGCCCGCGCCAGGTGAGCCCTGGGTGGTGGAGCTGCGGCATGGCTGGTGTCCTCTTGTCAGCCCGAGGCTGGCTGTCACCACCACGTCGACTGTTCGGCGTCCTGCTAGATGGTGCGACCGCTCCTCCCGTGTCGTCGGCACCAGCTCGGGGCAACTGGCTACCTTACTCGCCGTCATCGTCGGGCGGCTGGCGCTGCTGGCCAGCCCGATAACCGAACACGGCCCCGAGGATGCCGACCACGCCACCGCCCCAGCCCGTCAGCACCTGGGTGGCGTTCTCGCTGAGGCCCGCGCTCTGGGGGTTGGCCAGGGCATCCCAGAGCACTGCAAACGTGATGAGGTTGAGGGCGGTGGACAGCCCCACGGCCAGGATGATGGCCACCCAATCGCGGCTCGGCGTGACGCTACGGCGGGCCATCGGCGTCGGCGTCCTGGTGCCCGTTGGTGCCCTTGCCCGCGATGTATCCGACCACGGCACCAATGAGGGTGTTGGTCACGTCGGCGAGCTTGCCCGCCAGTGCTGGGATGTCCTCGCTGCTGCCTGTCAGCTCGAGGATGAGCACGGCCAGCATCGAGCCGACCAGCAGCACCACCACCAGCCCCGTCAGGGCCATGACGATGAGGTCGGGCGTTGGCCTGTCGCGGAGTCGCATGCGTCAGGCCTTGAGGGTCCAGAGGATGGCTGGGTGGTCCGACCCATAGTTGCCTTTGGTGACCACGGTGCCCTTGACGTTGTGTTGGATCGCGTAGTCGATGCCGCCGCTGCTCGGCGCGCTGATGGTGCCGCCAGCGGTCTGGGCGAGCGGTTTCGACGCCCACGCGAACGTCGCGCCAGGGCCACAGTTGTGATCGCCCAGGATGAGACACGGCGAGTGCCCGCCGATCCACTTGCCCACGTTGTCGTAGGTCTCGCGGAACGCTGCCTGGTTTTTGTCCTTGCCCGCGGTGACGCGGTGGAAGGACATCACCCAGAGGCCATCACACTTGGCCCAGGTCCAGGTGCGGCCCTTGTGGCCGCCGCCCTGGGGCCCGACCCAGTGGGTGGTGGTGCGCAGCGTGTCCCAGCCGTTGGGGTCGCCCCGTTTCTTGCCTTTGTACTGGGCGGCCAGCGTCATCACGGGGTTGTCGGCGGCCTCTTCCCAATCGTTCTGGGCGTAGATGTGCCACTGGTTGCCGAACCGTTTGCGGAGGTCGCCCACGTACCCCTTGGCCTCTTGCAGACACACCACCGACGGGTTGGTGGCCTTGATGAGGTCGGCCAGCCCGTCGAGCACCGTCTGGTGGTTGCGGCCCACTTTCATGTTCCAAGACACCACCCGTTTGGTGCCGCCCGCGTACATGCCGCCCCCACCGCCGTTGTCCGGGTCTGGGTCCGGTTTCGGCGGTGAGGGCGTCACTTCCCCGACAGCTTGTCCACCTTGGCCTCGATGCGTTGCACGATGCTGGCCACCGACCTCAGCCGCTGGTTGCCCGTGCTCGGGTTGTCGGCGTACTTGGGGATTACCTTGCCTGCCTTGTCGTAGTCGCCCATGGCCTCGACCACTCGGCGCGCAATGTCTTGGATGTCGCTCTCTGTCAGTGCCACGTCGTCATCGTCCTTTCCGCTGGTGCCGCTGTCGTGCGGGATGGTCACCTCGTTGACGTCCCAGGCCCAGCCCGCATAGGGCAGGCCCCAGTGTTGGGTAGGCCAATCGATGCTCACTGTGGCGACGCGGCCCGAGCCACCCGCATCGGTGGAACGCACCTTGCCGCCCCCGACCGAAGGCGCAATGTGGCCATAGCCGTGTGAGCCGCCGGTCCAATAGACCATCGAGCCGCGCGGCGGGTTCCGGTCGCCAGGGTGCCGGTCGTTGGTGTTGCGCCACGCGGTCGATGCGTCGTCGTACTTGGATGCAATGCCAGCCTTCTCCCGGGACCACTGGAGGCAATAGCCCGGAACGTTGGTGTTGTCGGCCTCGGCCCGGTCTGCGGTCTGCTCGGCGTTGTAGGCCATCAGTCCGGGTGCTTGTCGGTTTCGGGCTTCTCGGTCGGGTCGTGGTCCTGGCCTTCGTCGGGCTCGATGTAGGCGTCCTCGTCGGGCTGGTGCTCGGGCTGATTCTCGGACATCGGCGGTGCCTTTCTCGTGGGGTGTGGTTACGTGCTCGGCTGACGCACGGCCTGCACCGCGGCCAGGATCATGTCGTCATTGATGACCCCAGGGCGTGCGCCCGTGTCTGGGTTGTCGTCGAGGGTTTCGTTGTCGAGGGCGTACGTCCAGGCCTCATCCCAGCCTGGCTGGCTGACCACGGCCCAGATGTTCTCGGTGGCCCATCTGCTGGGCACCACCTCGCCCTCGGCGGCGGCTGCCGCCGCCACGCGTTGGGTCAGCGACAGCGATTGCGTCATGTCTGCCACGGCGCTGTAGGTCATGCGGGTGCCCCTTCCTATGCAGCTCGGATGATGAACCAAAGCGAACGCCACGGCGGCAACGATGAGGCGGTGTCGGTGTTGCCAGTGAGGGCAGCGCCCGCGGTGTTGGCCGCCGCCGATCCCGCGCTTCCCGTCATGCCCGTCCATCGGCGGTTATCGGTCCAGCTCGAGGTGACGACACGGGCCACCAGGGTGCCTGGCGAGGTGGACATGTTCAGCTCGGCCTGGGCGGCGTCCGACAGCGGGTGCGCGTGCGTCGGTGCGCCTCCCGTGGTGCCCAGGGCCTTGGTGCCCGCGCCCACTGGGAACTGGTCGGCCATGTTCGGCAACGTGGTGGTGCCGAGCAGTGTGAACAGTTTGGGGTAGGTGGTGCTCGAGAACGTCGAGCCGTCGAGCGCCAGCCAGCCCGCGGGTATGGCGCTCTTGGCCCCATAGAACATGGTGACCTCGCCGACAGGGCGTAGCAGCTCGCCGATGGTCTGGCCGCCTGTCTGCCCTGGCGCTGGTGTGAACGTCGGCGAGGCCACCTGGCCATCGACCCCGAAACCCACCGTCATGACCCAGGTGGTGGTGGTGATGTGATGCTCGAGGCTCTGAATCCTGAGGTTGTCGGTCAGGTCGGCGGCGAGGTTCTGTGTACCCGTCAGGTTCTCGAGGTCGAGCAGCCCGCGGCCTGGGTCGATGTGCTCGGGCTTGGTGATGGGCACCGTCATGCTGTTGATGCGGCGCACGGGTGTGGCGTTGGCGTCGAGCACCGCCTGGGCCCAGGCCTGCAACGCGCTGGTGGTTTCGGGCACGCCCTGCACCTTGAAGTCAGCCGAGAACGCGCCCCACTCGGCCACACTGTTGGCGTCGACGTACGGCCCATAGGGCACCTCTTCGGTGTCCAGGGTGCTGGGGTTCATCCGCTGATAGCTGAGGTTCACCTCATTGATGACAGCGCTGGTGTTGTAGCTGATGTCGATGCCGGAATACACGCCCTCATCGAGCATCGTCACCACGCCCACGTAGCTGCCCTGGTCGTCGTAGACATGCAAGGTGCCGTTGCGGTCGAGCCACGCGAAACCCTGCACACTGTCGCGGGTGATGGCCACCTGGTCGAGCGCGCTGGTGGAATCGTTGCGGGCCACCACGGTGGCGGTGGGCACCTGGTTGCCTGACCCGTTCAGGTCCCAGGGCACGCCGCAACCCTCGAGCACGTATGCCAGCTCGCGCACGGTGCCCACGCCCTCATCGCGGGCGATGTTGGCCAGTGTCGCCAGGGCATCGGTGGCGCTCATGGTGATGTGAGCCCGCCTGGGCGCGGGTATCTGCGGGTCGTAGGTGACCTCGCTCTGGCTGATGGTGCCCGTGAACAGTGGCTGCCAGTTGTCGGCACCGCCTGGCAAGGTGCCGTAGGCAAGGGCCATCAACCTGACCGCACGCCCTGGGTGCAACAGGTCATCGCGGCTCGGGTCCAGGTTGGCATCGAGAACGGTGGCCACCATGGTGCCGACGTTCAGGCTCTGCCGGGTCACGGTGATGTCGTGCGTGGCACCGAGGATGTCGACCCAGGACACGGGCGGGATGTACGGCAGGCCCGCCGTGGTCGACTGTCCGATGATGAACGTGCCCATGGTGGTGCCCGCCTCGACCTGCACCGCATCGACCCATACCTGCTCGCCGGGTCCGATGGTGTCGGCGTAGATGCTGACCCGTGCGAACAGTGCCGACGGCGGCGACGTGACGGTGCCTGGTCGGCGCACCCAGCCCGCAATGCCTGTCGAGCCGAGCTGCACCACCGTGCTGGCTGGGCTGATGGGGTTGTGGCTGCCGTCGAACCAGTCGAGCTGGGCATAGATGCCGCGCGTAGGCGCACCTGTCCAACTGCTCGAGAACACGCACGACACGGTGTAGTCGCGGCCACCACGCACGGCGAACTGGGCCAGCGTGCGCACACCTGGCGACGCGCTGGTGCCGACGGTGGTTCGCTCTTGCGACCAGGTCGTGCTGTTAGTGCTGCCGCCGCCGCCTGTCCAGGTGTATTGGACCGTGGGGGTGCTGGTGAATGAGCCATCGAAGTACGGCCCCGCGACACCGCTGCGCAACTCGCCGCCCTCGAGGGCTGGGTCAGGCCCGCCACCTGTCGGGTTCAGCTCGATGAGGATGCGGTCGGCGTACGCCGCCATGTTGCTGCGGATGTTGATGCCGGTTTGAAACCTGATGCCTGGCCGGAAGTAGGCGGGCACGGCGTTGCCGCCGCTGACGGTGACGGTGGTGGGCACGGTGTAGGTGTTGGTGAGAGGGCTGTCTACGAACCAGACGCCCTGGTCCGCCGCGCCCTTGGTGACCTGGGCGAGCACGAACCTGCTACTGCCTGGCAGCACCGCGCCCGAGGCGTCGCACCACCAGCCCACCACCTGGGCGAGGGTGCCAGCGGTGAAGTCCCCGCCAGCGTTGCCGATACGGAACGATGCGCGAACGCCGACACGGTCGCCAGGTGTCACGGGCACGCGGTTGTTCGGCAGGCCTTGCAGCACGACATCGGTGGCGGTGCTGTCGCCGCTCAACCTGACGCTGGCCCCGTCGTAGGCGGCTGCTCCTGTCTCACGGGTGATGGTGGTGTGCGCATTGACAGGGCCCCAAGAGTCGAGGCTGCTGATAAAACTGGGATTCATGCAGTAGTTGATTCGGATGGCGTAGGCGGTGGTCTCGAGCCGACAGGACGCGGCCCCGTCCCAGTGCTGGGTGGTATCGCGGGTGTTGGCCACACCCGTGCCCGATGGCTGCCAGTTGGTGGTGATCGGCGAGGCCTCAAACGATGGGTCGGGCACCAGGTTCTGACGCATGCTGCCCAGCTCGCCCGCGGTGGCAGCGGCGGCCACGGTCACCTGGTCGAACGTCACCGAGAACGGCGAGGCGGTGATGGCGCTGCCATCGTTGGCTCGAGCCACCGAGAACACCAGGCGCACCTTGACCGCGCCCGCGGGTGCCTGGTTGGGCCCGTAGACCATGGTGTGGCCGCGGTTGGCTGCCAGCGTGGTGTCGATCCACGTGCCCGGCGGCGTGCTGCTGATGACGGCACCTAGGGCGTTCAGCCATTGCCAGAACGTCTGGACCCAGAGGCCCTGGGCTGGCGGCGGGCTCGAGGTGATGAGCCGCCACGACGTGGCCACGTAGTACAGGGCGGGCACGGGCATGGCCTCGGTCTGGTAGTTCTGCACGCCCACGGCGTTGCTGGTGTAGGTCAGGCCGCCGCCGTCGGGATCGCCGCTCATCGCGGTGTTGGCTGTCGGCGTCACCCAGCCCCATCCGCCCAGCACCCCGTTGGGGTTGGGCACCAGGTTGGCCAGCCCGTCGGGGTCGTCGGCCACCTCGAGCTTGAGCACGTCGGTGCTCGGTACGCGGGTCATGGCCGCCGCCTGCCGCCAGCCTGGGCGTAGGCGTCGAGGTCGAGCTGTATGGCGCGCCCGCGCTCGAGCTGGCTGACCTGTTGGGCGGTCAGTTGCACGCCCACCGTCAGGTGCTGGCCGCCGCTCGAGCTGGGCACGGGCGCACCGAAGGCCCCGACCACGTTGCTGGCCAGGCTGGTGGCGGCCTTGGTGGCGTACGTGTCGGCGATGCCCAACGCCAGGCCGCGGTTGATGTCGGTGCCGATGCCGCGGAACACGCGTGACGGGCTCTTGATGCCCAGCGCTTTCTTGATGGCCGCCACCAGGCTCTTGGCCAGCTTGACGCTGGCGCGGTCGAGCCTGTCCGCTTGGGACTCGAGGCCACGCACCAGGCCCTGGGCGGCCTTGATACCCGCGCTGTAGTAGTCGCTGGCGAGGCTGTCGCCCAGGTCGCCGCCAGCTTTCTTGATGGCGTCGCTGGTCTGATTCAGAGTCCTGATGATGTCGACCTGGCCGGAGTCGATGGCGCTTTGAATGGCCTCGGCGGTGGCCAGGCCACCGTCGACACCAGCCGCGGTGATCTGTTCTATCTGGTCGCGGTTCAGGCCCTCTTTCTGTAGCTGCTTGACCAGGGCGGCGAACCGTTGGGCGTCGACGGCCCGTTGCTTGAGCTGGTCGACCAGGGCTGCGATGTCGACGCCGCCCTGGTCCTCGCTGACGCCAAGCTGGGTGATGTCGCCGAACGCCACGAAACTGGCTTTGATGTTGGCGGCGTAGTCGAGGCTGGCCTGGGTGAGGTCGCGCAGCTTGCCCTTGGCCTTGTCGAGCTTGGCGGCGTTGGCGTCCTGAGCCTTGCCCAGCTCGGCGAGGGCCTGGCGCTCATCCTTGGTGGCCCTGGCCACGGCCTTGCCGTGCTTGGCCCAGGCCGCATCAAGCTCATGCAGGGCCCTGGCCTCAGCTTTGTTCTGGGCGGCGTGGGCCTTGCCCGCGGCGGCCCGTTGCTTGGCGGTGGCATGCTCACCCACGTTCACGGCCTTGGCCATGCGGTCGTAGTGGGCGCGTATCGCTGCCTCGCGGGCCTTGAGCTGTTTGGCCAGGATGGCGGTGGTCTGGTCAGACAACTGGGCCATGACGGCCTGCACGCCAGAGCTGCCGCGCTGCACGCCTCTGATGAGGCCAGCGGTCAGGTCTAGGCCCAGCTTCTCTGTCTTGCGTGACGGGCTCTTGGCCTGGGCGGCGACACGGGCGGCATTGATGCCCTGGTTGACCGCTGCCGACATCTGTTGCGACAGCTCGGTGCCCAGGCCGCCGACGCCCGACAGCACACCTTGCTTGAGTGATGAGCCGACGCCAGCCCCGCCGCTCGAGGCGGTCTGCTTGGCACCAGACAGGCTCTGCTGTAGGCCGCGTTGGAACGGTGACAGGTCGGGCTTGGCCTTGCCCGTGCCCTCTTTCAATTTCTGGCTGATGCTGTTGGCGGCCCCGTCGGCGTTCTGCCGGAACCTGTCGAGCTGGTCATCCATCGACCTGCCGTAGCTGGACAGGTCGACCTTGGTTTTGCCAGCGTCGGCCAGTTTCTGCTTGACCTTGTCGACCTGGCGCACCGTGGTGTCGACGCCCAGCACGCTGATGATGGCCCGCACCTGTTTGGGCAGCAGCTTGAACCGCTTCGCCACCTCGGCGATGCCCCTGGTGCTGGGCACGATGCCCTCGGCGTCGAGCTTGGTCACCACCCGTTTGGGCATCCTGCCGTAGAGCTTGCTCAGGTCCTGGGTGGCCAGAATCTCGGCCAGCTTGGCGTTGCGGCTGTCGCGGAGGTTGCCGACCTCGGCGCGTATCGCGTCGATGTTGCCCTGACGCTGGCGCTGCTCGGCCTTCATCACGTCGATGCTGCGGGTGAGCTGATTCCACGTCTGCACGTCGGCCTGGTTGCCGAGCTGCACGCCCTTGCGGTACTTCTCACGCTCGGCGGTGGCGTTGGCTATCTGGGTGGTCAGGTAGGTGACGCTGGCCTGCTCGCTGGCCAACGTCTGGTTGAGCTGCCGCTGGGCGGCGTCCTGGCCAGTGACCGCCGACACCACGGTGCGGCTGCTGAGGCCTAGCGCGTTCATGGCCTTGAGCGCGCCCGGGCTGGCCAACTGCTGGTAGATGGTGGCGCGGGTCAGGTCGGTGATTGAGCCCGTGGTGTCGTCCAGGGTGTCGGCCAGGCTGGCGAACTGGGGTTGGGCATCCTTGGCGGCGTCGCCAGCGTTGCTCAGGTGCTTGGCCAGGACGCCGAGCAGCCCAGCCCCGCCGCCGATGGCGGCACCGATGGGCCCGCCGACGGCGAAACCTGTCAGGGCACCGCCCGCCACGGTGCCCAGGTCGCTGATGGCCTCGCTGCTCGAGCTAGCGCCAGCGGTCAGCGCGGCCATACCAGCGACCCCAGCGGCACCTCGAGCGGCCAGGCCCATCTTGCTGATGCCGCCCGCCGTCGCGGTGCTGACCTCGGCCTGGGCCTCGGTGGCACCCGTCAGGCTCTTGGTGCTGGCGGCGAGCTGGTCGGTGGCTGCCTTGAGCTGGCGGGTGACGGCAATCTGGGCGATGAGCCCCAGCACCGAATCCTTGCCTGCCAACTGGTTGGCGAGCTGCGCAGCTTTGTACGCGGCCAGGCCAGCGAGCAGCACGGGCAGAATCTTGCGCAACAGGTCGGCGTGATCGGCGGCGAACTGTAGGGCGACGCCCAGCACGTGGAAGCTGTCGCCGACGGTGTCGGTGCCCACCGACGCCAACGCTGGCCCCAGCTCTTTGGCGCTGTCGGCGAGCTGGCCCAGGCCCTGGCCTGCCTTGCGCCAATCAATCCCAGCGATGGCGTCGGCCAGGTCGCTCATCATCTGCTGAGGGCTGCCGCTCTTGGTCCAATCATCGAGGGCCTTGCGCACCTGGGGCAGGTACTGCCTGGCCAGCTTGGCCAGGACGGGCATCAGGTCGGTGTTCAGGACCACGAACAGGTTGCTGACCGCGGGCAACAGGGCGTTGCCAATCTTGATCTTGAGGTTGTCCCATTGGGCCCCAAGGATCTGTTGCTGTTCGGCCAGTGTCTTGCTCTGCTTGGCGAACTGGCCTTGGGCCACGGTGCTCTGTTTGGCGATCAGGTTGAGGGTGGCCTGCCGTTTGGCCGCCGTCTGCTGGGCGCTGCTGAGGGCATTGAATGCCTTGACGCTGTCGACGTTGGCGACCTTGAGGGCCTCGGTGTTGACCTTGCTCTGCAACAGGGTGATGCCCAGGTTCTGCAACGGGTCAAACTCGCCCTTGAGTGCCGATGAGAGGGCGTCGACGGCCTGGGCGGTGGTGCCGCCGAACGTGGCGGCCAGGTCGCTGGCGGTGGCAATGAGCCCTTTGGTCTGGCCGCGCAGCTTGTCCTGAGCCAGGCCCTGGTTGACCAGCAGCGCGCCGATGATATTGGCGGATTCTCGGTACTGGTTGGCGGACAGCCCGACGGCCTGGGCTGCTCGGTGGCTGTCGCGCACCACCTGGTCGGCGTACTTGCCGAACACGGCTTGGGTGCCGCCCAGGCTCTGCTGGGCGTCGCTGGCGGCGTCCAGGCTGGCCTTGCTGAGGGCGGCGAGCCCGACAGCAGCAGCGGCACCAGCGGCCAGCGCGACCTTGCCGACAGTCTTACCGAACGATGCGAGCTTGCTCTGGCTGTCCTGTAGGCCGCTGTTCAGGCTCGAGTTGTCGGCGACGATGGCAACGCGCACCTCGCTGTTGCGGCCCGCCATGTCGTCACCTCCTGTCGCGCTGCTCGATGGCCTCGAGCCACGCGGCGACCTCGAACGCGGTCAACTGGTCGTACTCACTGGGCTGCACCCCAGAGGCCAGACAGAACCTGGCTTTATGCCAGGCGCGCTGCTCGGCCACGCGTGTCAGCTCGAGCCGCCGCCGTCTGTTTCCGGGTCGTCGTCGCTGTCGTCGTCGTCGTCATCGACCAGGCCCAGCTCTCTGGCAATCTCATCGACCTTGTGGCTGCCCATGTATGCCTCGTAGGTCAGCCGCGGGTCGCGTCGGCGGGCCAGCGCCCAGCCCAACGCGCCGATGAGCCCCACCTGGGGATAGGCGTCATTGCCCAGGGTGGTGATGCTCTGGCCTGCCTTGCGTTCAGCCATGGCGTTCTCGGCGGCGGTCAGGTCATTGATGCCGAGCGGCTCGGGCTCTGGCTTGGGCTGCTCGATGGGTGACACGGCCATGGGTGTGCTCCTGTCTGTCATGCCAGGCCTGCCTGGCGGATGTCTTGGGCTATCTCGGCGGCGATGAGGTCGGCGGCCATGTCGCCCTTGGTGTCGGCGGCACGGTTCAGGAAGTAGGTCGCCCTGATGTTGCGGGCGGCCCAGCCGTAGTTCTGCACGCCGCTGTAGACCAGGCCGCTGGCGATGGATGCGACGCGTGGGCGGCGCTCGAGTCGCACCGATGCGGCCAGCGCGCCCGTCAGCTTGGGCGCGAACGCTTGCGCCTCGGCCACCACGCGCTCGCCGACGGTGCCCATGGGGTCGCTCAGGTTGGCGGCCTGGTCGGCGAGGCGGCCCATGGCGTGGGCGACCTCATCGTTGCCGGTCACCTCGATGCGGATGGGGTCGGTCATGGCCGCACCACCGTCGGCCTGTCCACGCATGTCAGCCGACAGTCGAACCACCACGTCACCTGGGCGTCGCCGCCGACGGGCGGTGAACGGTCGACGTACACCTGGCCGGTGATGTGCGGTTGGGCGTCGGTGGGCGAGCTGTTGCCGTACGGCCTCAGGGTGTAGTCGAGCGGCGTGAAGGGCAGGGTGTCCCAGAGCAGCGACCAGAACGTGCCGGGCGCGAGGTCGGGCAGCGCGGTGATGGACAGAAACCAGGTGAGGTCTAGCCCGTTCTCTTTGTCGGTGAACGTCACCAGGTCGTCGTCGGTGGCCTCGGCGTCGAGCAGCACCGTGCTGGCCACGCATTGCACGTCGAGCCCGTCAATGGTCAGCGTCAGGTTGCGCCCGTCCACTCTCACTCGAGCAACCCCAGAATCTCGGCCTTGGTGAGGGCCTCGACCTCGGCCTGGTCGTAGTCGAGGGCCACCGCGGCGGCGACCAGCTCGGCCTTGGTGTTGGCCATCGACATCGCGGCGGCGGCCTCGGGCTCGGCGGCGGTGCTGGTGGTCGCCGCCGCCGAGCTACGCGACCATGCCGGGTGGGGTGGCCGCTGGCTGTCAGGGCGTGGTGCCATCGGTCGGCCTGCCGATGATGGCCAGGTCACCCTCGAACGTGAACGCCGCGCCAGCGTCGCCGCCAAACGGCGCGTCCTCGGTGGGGCGACAGTCGCCCGTGCGGGTTTCGCCGCCGACCTCGAGCGTGAACGTCAGCGTGTCGTCGCCGCCGTCCTGGCCTGCCAGGTAGGCGGTGTGGATGAGGTCGGTCACGGCCTCGGCCTGGCCCCAGTCTTGGAAGCCAGCCACGTGCAACGTCCACTTGCCGATGCCTGGCACGTCCTCGCTGCCGCAGAACGTGGTCAGGGTTTCGGCACCCTCGCTCGAGTCGCTGGTGATCTGGGCGGTGGTCAGTTGGCACTCGACCGATTGCGGCGTGGTGCCACCCAGCTCGAGCGTCAGTGTCTTGATGTAGTTCACGGCCATGGTGCGTTCTCCTGTTCTCAGGCCCTGACCAGGACCCGAAGTGAGTAGGCGGGCAGCTCTTGCCCGTTCAGCAGCACCGAGCTGGGCAGCGCCATCTGCGGCTCGATGCCTTGCACGCCAGGCACCTCGGCGTCGCGCAACGCCAGGGCCACCTGGTTGGTGTAGGTGGACAGCTCTGCTTGGCCTTGCACGTCCTGGGTGCGGGCGACAATGACCAGCAGCGGGAACGTCCAGACCGCCGAGCAGAACGTGCCCGACGGGTCGGCGTAGTCGATGGTGGGGAGCTGCACCACCACGCACGGCACGCGCGCGATGTCGGCCACGCGCGGGTAGACGCGCAGCCCGTCGATGCCAGCGAGGGCGTCGGCCAGGCCCTTGCTGACATCGACAGCGGTGGCGGTGGTAACGGCCACGTCAGGCCACCCCTATGACGGTCCACGGGGCCTCGAGGCGGGCCACGTCGACATCGGTGGCGGGCAGGCGGGCACCAGTGAAGTCACCCGTGCCCGAGCTGATGCCCACCACGCCCTCGGGGCTGTTGCGTCGGGCGGCGAGCCGTTGGGCGCGCAGCCAGATGGCGGTGGTGAGGTCGTCGGTAAAGGTCTGGTTGTCCTCGGGCGTGGCGGCCTCGAACGCCAGGCAGCCGTCGAGCTGTGAGCAGGCCCCGACCCCATCGAGGTGTTCGGTGTCTGGGTGCCCGCAACCCTCGCGGACACACACCGCGGCGTCGGGCTCGTCCACCTCGGCCAGCGGGTAAGCCACCGTCATGGCCTGGGCAGCCAACGCCGCATTGAGCGAGTCCGTCAGCACGACATCGTCGATGTCGTCGCTGGCCTCGAGGCCCAGCCAGGCCTTGAACTGCTCGAGCGTCGGCGTGCCCAGGGTTCCCATCGGCTCAGGCCTCGCTGCACTCGACCAGGGCCTGGGGTCGCACCACCGCTGTCTTGCTGCGGCGCTCGGCGAGCAGCGTAAACACGTTTTTGATGAACGTGTCCTGGTGGCTGTCGGTGACGTACAGGGCGATGGCTGAGCGGTAGAACCGCGTGATGGCCGCCCGGAAGTCTCCGACGATGGCGGTGCCCGCGGCCTGGGCGGTCGACGGAATCACGGTGAGGCCCCAGAACTGCTGGCGCACCACGGGCCCGTTCAGGGTTTCGCCCATCACTGACACGTCGAGGTCGGCCCAGTCGCTGGGGTTCATGAGCACGGCGGTGGGGTTGTAGCCCGTGGCCTGCACAGTGCCGATGCCGACACGGATGGCACCGAGCAGCGTGGCGCTGGTGGCGTCGGGGATGGATGCCGACGCGGCGGTCAGCGCCAGGGCGGCCTGGTGCTCTTCCTCGCGGGCGACATCGAACTGCAATTCACCGTCGATGTATGACCGCACCGTGGCAAAGTCCTCGACCATCTGGCGGGTGAGCTGGGTCCAGACGGCGATGGTGTCGAGCACCGACGGCGTCACGGTGGGGCCCCACTCGGCGGATGGCTTGGCGGCCTCTTCGGCCACGATGGTGGCCCCGCCCGCAATCTTGGCCCAGGCAATCACCTCGATGGCGTTGCCGCTGACCTGCACCTGGTTGACGTTGTCCATCAGCGGCGTGGGCGGGCGCGGCGGCGTGACATCCATCTGATACTTGGTGGGCGTCAGGCCAGCAGCGACCAGGTCGGCAATCGAGGTCGGCAGGGCACGCGTCTGCACTTCCTGGTCCAGCTCGAACACGGGCGAGGTGCCGCGCATGCCGTAGCCCTGCCATTCGGGGCTGTCGATGAACCGCTGGCCCCAGCTCGAGCGCGTCTGTACCAGCTCGCTGCTGGTCCGCTGCTGCTCCTGCTGGCGCTTGGCGGCCTTGGCCAGCTTGGCGTCGAGGCTGTCGGCGCTCTGCTGCTGCTCGAGCAGCTCGGCCAGCGAGCCGATGCGCGCATCGAGGTCGGTGCCTCTGCTGCGCAACTCCACGTAGGTCTTGTCGTCGGGGTTGAACTCTTCCGATTCGGCGATGGCGACCGCCGCCGCCTGCACCTCGGTTCGCTCTTGGATCAGCTTCTCAAGTACGGCGTTGCCCATGGCGATGCCCTCCTGGCGTCGCTCGATGTCCAAGCGGCCAGAGGTGGTGAGGCGCGACCTGTCGGTGCAGGCGTCCATCGGCGTAACCGACGGTTTCCGAGCCATGCAGCGGGCTGGCTCAGTGGCCAGGCGGTGCTGGGTGTCGTGCCATCGCAGCGGGGTCGGGCGGTCGACCCGTAGCCCTTACGGTTCGCAAGCTACGCCCGCCGCACGTGTTGAGTCCAGGCGGGCTCAGCCAACCAGTACGCCAGCTCTGCCTCGCGGCGTTTCTCGGCCTCGGCGTCACGCACCGACAGCACGCGGGCGTCGCTGCCGTACGCGCCAGCACCGACGGGTGAGACGCCGACCAGCACGGCCCTGTCGTGGCGCACCAGCACGTCATCACGCCGCCTGATGAACTGGGCGTGACGTTTCTGTGGCTTGAACTCCACCGATAGCTCATCGAGCACGGGGTTGGGCCCACGCAACAGGGTGAGGATGTCGCGTCCCGCCACGGTCAGCGCGATGCGCAAGGTCCCGTAGATGCCGTCGGGCTCATCGCGTAGCGCCACGGCGTTGCCCACGATGACATCGCGCTGGTGCTGCTGGTCGGTGACCTTGACGCGGCTGGGGTTGCCGACGGCGGCGGCGAAACATCCGCGGGTGAACACTTCCGACAGGCCAGGCCATAGCTCGGCCTCGACCTCATAGGGTGCCAGCTTGACCTCGACCAGGCCCTGCTCGGCGTCGACCTCGGCGACCTGGGCGGCGCGGGTGTGGACGGCCTCGAGGTCGTAGACGGTGGTCATGGCTCGGTCACTTCCTCGGTCACTTCCTCGGTGGTGGGCTCGGGCTCAGGCTCGGCCCGTTTGTTGGCCCGTTTGCTGGCGCGTTTCCTGGGCGGCGGCTGGCGCTCCCGCTGCTGTTGCTGCTCGCGGGCCTGACGGCGGCGCTGTTTCTTGTCGGTCATCGGCGTCTGCTCCTGCCCTGGCGTCGGTAGCCAGCTCGAGCGGTGGTGCCGCGGGCCTTGCCCACGGTGGGGATGGCGTTGCCCCACTTGCGGCGCACGGCCCGCGCCACGGTGGGGTAGCTGCCTCTGGTGCCGCCCTGGGCGGCTCGGGCCAGCGCGTTGCGGGCGCGGGCCTTGGTGTCGATGGGATAACTGCGGCTCTTCGGCAGGGCGAAGCTCGAGCGGGGCAGCTTGCGGCGTCGGGCGGCGGTCAGCTTGGCCACGTCAGTGCTCCTGGTCGAGGTCGATGGTGTGTTCGGTGATGGCCTCGAGGGCGTCGGCCAGGCGGTCGATGCTCTCGGCCAGGCGGTCGATGCGTTCCAACGCCAGGGTGACGGCGTCGGCGGCCCAGGCGGCGGTCATGGTTGCCGCCGCCAGGCTTGGGGTACTGAGCGGGCCTGGGCTGGTGCTGGTGCAGGCTCGGGCACCGACACCAGCCCAGGCGGTGGCGGGGCCTCGGCGGGAAGCGGCCCGAGGCCCTCGAGCTGGCGGCATTCCTCAACCGTCAGCAGGCCCATGTCGACGGCGGTTTTGTAGGCGGCGAACCGTTCGGCGGCTGGCGGGTTGGCGAAACCGTCCAGGTTGACCTTGACGCCAGCGGTGCCAGCCAGCAGCGCTGACAGGACATCCTCGACGGCGGCAATCCATGCGGCCAGGCCGAAGTCTTTCAAGTCTTGGAAGTGATCGCGCACGTTGCTGTAGGTCGCCGAACCGCTGAGGCTGACGCCGAGATTGTCGGGCGACAGCGCGAACGCGTAGGCCACGTCGGCGATGCTCAGCCGCTTGACCTCGCCCAGGGCGGCGTCGACGGGCGACAGGTTCAGCGGCACGAAACTGGTGTAGGCGTTCAGCACGGCGATGCTGCGGCGGTCGCCGCCGTGGTGCTCGAGCCACTTGCCGCGCAGCTCGCTGGCACCCTCGGGGGTCAGGCCCTGGCCCACGGTGCCGTCGACCTTGAGATACCCAGCGGGCACGCCCGACCTGAACGTGCCTGACGTGTAGTCCTGCACCTGGCGGCTGATGCCAAACGCGGCGGGGTTCATCTCGAACACGCCCATGCTGTGGCCCTCGGTGTCGACGGGCGAGTGCGGGTTGCGCAGCGTCACCAGCCGGTAGGTGACGGGCCCGAACGTCACGTAGCCATCACGGTCGAACGTGACATCGTCGGCGGGGTCGGAGGTGCCCGCGGACATGTACCAGACCAGGGTGCCGTCGTCGTCGCGGGTGGTGGACAGCAGCCCTGGGTCGACCAGCCGCAAGGTGCCCGCCAGCGGCTGGCCTTGCATGTCCTCCTGGCAGATGAAACCGCCGACGCCCCACCAGAGCGCCGAACGAATCCACGCCGCCCAGAACTCTGAGCGGGGCAGCTTGGCCACCGCCGGGTAGACGCTGTCGATGAACCTGGCATCGGGGCGCAGCAGCATCGGGTCGGTGAGGAATCTGGCGGCGGACAGCGGCGACCCGTCGCCCAGGTCGACCTCGCGGAACGGTGCCGCGGTCAGTGGGCTGGTGATGAGGCTGGTGGCGCGGGTGACCACGGGCAGCCCCGCGGCGCTCGAGCCGTAGCCCCACGGCCCGTTCGGCCCAATCGGGTTGGCCAGGCCGCCTGAGTCGATGCCGAGCCACCAGACGGGCCCGTGCATGCCGTCGGACATCCACCCGTCGGGGTTGTTCACCAGGATGTCGCCCGTGCTCCTGGTGTATTGGGCTCGCTGCTGTAGGCGGCGGGCTGCTGCTGATGGGCGGCGGGTCGGCGGTGTCGGCACTGTCGTCCTCGACGGGCTCGGATGGTGCCGACACGGGGCAGATGTTCGGGTTGCGCGACCAGGCGCTGGCCTGGGTGTCAGACTACGACGCCAGGGGGGCATCGGCCAGCCCGTCGAGGGCGCACCATGGCGGGCTGGCCACCACCCTCGAGCTGGCCTCGAGCTGCCTCAGAACACGGCGGCGACAGGCCGCGGCTGGCGGGCACGGCCCACCGCCCACACCGCAGCCTTGACGGCGTCGGCCCGATGCCGCGACACCACCCGCGGGCCCTCGGGGCCCCGTTGGGTGCGCAGCTCGGCCACCTGGTCGGTCAGCAGCGGCGACCCGTCGTGCCTGAGCACGTCCTGGTCGATGAGCTGGCGCAGCTCGGTGGCGGTCTGGGTCATCCTCGAGCCGACCGCCTCGACCTGGTCGGCGAACGCCGGGTCAGCGGTCAATGTCTTGCCGACCAGCACCGTGCCAGCAGAGGCGCTCAGGGCGGCCCTGGCGGCCTCGGGGACGTTCGGGTGGTCAGAGACACCAACCAGGACCCGCCAGCCGTCCAGAGGCCACGCCAGGGCCACACAGACGCCCTCTGAGTACCAGGACTCGACCGCGGCGACCAGCGGCGGCCCCGACGGCCTGGCCTCGACCTCGAGGTTCGCCCACTGGCTGCCCGACACCACCAGCGCGCCCACGGGCGACCGCCGCTTGCCGGGGGACGGCCACGCGTTGCCGTACTGGCTGACCACCGCCTGCAACGGGTCCGGGTCATCGTCTTCGGCGTCGACCTCGCCGAGCCTGGCCCGCTCGAGCTTGCGGGCAATCATCCGAGCCCGCTGCGCAGACCAGTGCGGCGACGCCAGCCGCCACACCTCCGGGTCGTCCAGGTCCGCATCGGGCAGCATCCCCCACCAGAGCAGCAGCGTGTCAGCCGACGCCGCCGAGCCGTCGGCAATCTCAGCCATGGCCGTCGACATGCGGCGACGCATCAGGCTGGTGGCCCGACGGTTCGCCGTCGAGGTCATCCAAAGCTGAGGTTTCGTCCGTTCCATCAGCGCTGGCTCGAGCCCGTCATCCACCGTCGACGGTTTCACGTTCCAAGCCTCATCGACCAACGCCAGCCCCGCCGGGTAGCCGTACACGCCCTCCTGGGAACGCACCAGCCACCTCGAGCCGTCGCGGGCGCTGATGGACTCTTTGCCGTTGCTCTTGAGCACGTGCCAGCCCAGGTGTGCATGGGCGTCGGCGTACGCCCAACCCTGGGCCCACACCTCGCGGCAGATCAGCAGGTCAGAGCCCGTGTGCAGCACCGTCTGCGGCTCACCGAACCAGTCCGCGTCAGCCATCCGATGCATGGCCGCCGCGAACATGCGGCGGCTCTTCCCCGACCGCCGCGGCGTCGACTCCACCACCGACGACCACACCAGCTCGCCCTCGGCGTCATGCTCATACTGCCGCCGCAACGCCAGCCGCTGCCACCACCGCAACCGCATCCCCAGGTTGCCCTCGATCCACCGTTCCGCCACATCCCCGTAGCTGCCCACCGCATCGACATGCGGCGGCGTCATCACCAACGGCCAACAGAACTCCGGCGGAGACTCCACCAGGTCGGCCAACCAGGGCACGGCATCGAGCGAGCCCGGATCGAACACGGGCACCTCGAGGTCACTTCCTGAGAGAGCACGGGAGG